CTACGTCGAGACATTCGGACTCGGCAGATGTTGATTGTCGCAACGGCATCGACTACAGGTGGTGATTCTACGGTTGGATTACCTACAGACTTCTTAGAGATGCGCGATATTCACCTGAACACTAATCCGGTGACTACATTGCGCTACAAGGCTCCTAATAGCTTCTACGCTGAGTCTAGGGTTACAGAGGGTGGTAAGCCTATCGACTACACGATTCTAGGCTCTGAGATACAGCTAGCCCCATCTCCAGACGGTACTTACGTTCTCCAGATGCTGTACTACGGCAAGCCTACTCTGTTGTCAGATAGCAATTCTAGCAACATTTTCCTAGCAAACTATCCTGATGCTTTGCTGTATGCGTCTTTGGCTGAAGCAGAGCCGTACCTAATGAATGATGCCCGTATTCAGACATGGGCAACCTTATATGATCGTGCTGTAACGGCGATTACGAACTCTGACCAGTCGAGTGAATACAGCGGTCAGCCTATGTCTATGTCTTATAACGTGAGGTAAATCATGGCAGAAATGGCAAATTATCTAGAGAACGCGATAATTAACGCTGTTCTCCGCAATACGAGCTACACAAGCCCTACAACGGTTTATGTGGCTCTTTATACGTCTGATCCGACTGATGCGGATACTGGTACTGAGGTATCAGGTGGGTCGTATGCTCGTACTGCTGTGACGTTTGGTGCGCCTAGTAACGGAGTATCAACGAACTCAGCGAGTGTGACGTTTCCTACGGCTACAGCATCATGGGGAACCGTGAGCTATATCGGTATTAGAGATGCTTCAACGTCTGGTAATTTGCTGTTTCACACAGCTTTGGATGAGGCTAAGACGGTAGGTACGGGTGACATTTTTACGATCTCCACAGGCAATTTGTCCGTTACGTTGGCATAAATGGCATTTGTCCTAAATGACCGAGTAAAAGAGACCAGTACCACGACAGGTACAGGCACGATTACGCTAGATGGAGCGTCACTAGGCTATCAGTCGTTCTCTAGCGGTATCGGTAACGGTAATTCTTGCTATTACGCTATCTATCTATCTGGTTCTAGTGAGTGGGAAGTCGGGATAGGAACGGTAGGTTCAGGTACGTTAAGCCGGGATGTGGTTCTACAGTCGTCGAACTCAGATGCTAAGGTCAACTTCTCGGCAGGTACTAAGGATGTATTCGTAACGTACCCGGCTGATAGGGCTGTATATAAGGAAACGTCTGGTAATGCGGTGCAATTTCCTATTTGGGAGACCTCTAAGACGGTTTCAGGTGCGTATTCGATCACTAGCGGGAATGACGCTGTGAGTTATGGGGCAATAACGATTACCACAGGGAGTTCTGTAACGGTTCCGACTGGCGATTATTGGCTGGTTTTTGGTTAAGGAAATAACATGAGTAACTTAAAAGTTCAGGGTAATGCGAGTGGATCAGGTACTCATACGCTACAGAGTGCGAATACCAGTAGCAACATTAGCCAGACATTGCCTGATGTAGACGGTATCACGCTAGGTTTTAGGAATGTTCCGCAGTCAGGATCGGATAAAACGACTTCTTATACGCTAACGACAAGCGATATTGGTGAGTTTGTCGGTGTAGGCACAAGTGGTTCTATTACGATCCCGAACTCTACGTTTGCTGCTGGTGATGTTATTTCTATCTTCAACAACACGTCAGGCAACATCACGATCACTTGTTCGATTACTACGGCTTACATTGCTGGAACGAATACGGATAAGGACACGATGACGTTGGCAACCAGAGGTGTTGCGACGATTCTATTCATTAGCGGTACGGTTTGTGTCGTGACAGGGAATGTCTCATGAGTGGGATCATGGCATTGCTTTTGGGTAGGGCTGCTGCTGCTGGCGGCAATTTCACCGTCATCCAAACCTTCACCGCATCTGGCACTTGGACTGCACCTACTGGCGTGACAGAGGTTGAGTACCTTGTTGTCGCTGGTGGGGGTGCTGGTGGGGCTTATTCAGCAGGAGGTGGCGGTGCTGGTGGATTTAGAACTGGAACCGGATTAAGCGTCACTGCTGGTACTGACTACACAATAACGGTTGGGGCTGGTGGTACTGCTGTGTCTGCTGCGGCAGGCAATAACGGAAATGACTCAATATTTTCTACAATCACTTCTACTGCTGGTGGAGGCGGTGGTTCTCAATCCGATACGGCATCGGTCACGAATGGTAAAAATGGTGGCTCTGGTGGAGGCGCATCTTGTCGCGTTACTACAAATAACACGAGTGGAACTGCTGGTGCTGGCAACACACCATCAACATCGCCAAGTCAGGGAAATAATGGCGGTGCAAACGCTGGTACAGACCAAGTAACTTATTCGGTTGCAGGTGGTGGTGGCGGTGCTAGTGCAGCAGGTGCAAATGCTGTTAGAAACGCTAGTCCGGGCAACGGTGGAAATGGGGGCGCAGGTACTGCATCTTCTATATCTGGCTCATCCGTGACCTATGCAGGTGGAGGTGGTGGCGGTGTAAACGCTGGAAGTGGTGGAACTGGTGGTGCTGGTGGTGGTGGAAATGGTGGAACTGCTGGAAATGGAACAGCCGGAACTGCTAACACAGGCGGTGGTGGTGGTGGTGGTGGTGGTGGTGCAGCAGCAGGTGGTGCAGGCGGCTCTGGCATAGTCATCCTGAAATACACCGTCGCATCACAGACTGTATTCACCTTCAAGTCATCGACCAAGTGGACTTGTCCGACTGGTGTGACCAGCGTGGATTATCTGGTCGTCGCTGGCGGTGGTGGTGGTGGTGAAGGTAACTACGGCGCAGGAGGTGGCGGCGGTGCTGGTGGGTATCGAACTGGAACAGGTTTATCTGTGACCGCCGGAACCGACTACACGGTAACTGTTGGTGGTGGTGGTGCGGGAGCAACAGCAGCAAGTAACGTAAATGGTGTAACAGGAAGTAACTCTGTTTTTTCAACCATTACTTCAAATGGCGGTGGTGGCGGTGGTACTCAAGCAGCAGGAAGTAATGGCGGCTCTGGTGGTGGCGGGTCTAGTGCTAATACTGGCGACCCTAATAGAAATGGCGGTTCAGGAAACACACCATCTACTTCACCAAGCCAAGGAAACAATGGCGGTACTGGGCCTCTACCGTATAGCGTAGTTACTTCTTATGCTGCTGGTGGAGGTGGCGGTGCTTCTGCTGTTGGTGGCAATGGAACAGCCGGAACATCAGCAGGTAACGGTGGTAATGGCACAGCATCATCAATTTCTGGTTCGTCCGTAACGTATGGTGGCGGTGGTGGTGGCGCTACTGGATTTTCTCCGGGTGGTAGTGCCGGAACTGCTGGTACTGGTGGCACAGGTGGTGGCGGTAACGGTTCCAATGGAAGCGCAAACGGAAGTAATGGAACAGCAAACACAGGGGGTGGTGGTGGCGGCGGCGGTTATCCAAATGGATCGACTAAAGCTGGCGGCTCTGGCGGCTCCGGCATCGTAATCATAAAAATCAATCAATAACTATGGACACAAAAATCTACCGCTTCTTTGGCATTGACGTAGCAATGCAAATGCTACGTCCGGGTGCGAAATGGGAAATCAGCAATGGTGTTTTCACTCGATGGGAAGACCCTCGTCCTTGTCCAAGCATTGAGGAAGTGTATTGGGTGATGGACAAGATAAAAGAGTTTGAGGAAAGCATCCCGACTATCTACTTGCCGGAGCAGCTTGAAGCCATGAACGCGCATGTTAAGGAAATAGAGGAAGCAATCGCATGAATATGCACAACCTATTTCCGACACCTATCGGGATGTTTGACCTTGACCGTCCACTGACGGATGAGGAAATGCTGTTTGTGCGCGGTCAGGAAACCAGACCGAATGAAGGCAACACCACCAGCGTCAACAACTTTGTGCTGCGTGACCCTACGATGACTTCTCTGCGCGGCTGGCTTGAGGATTGTGTGGCTGAATACTTTAAGGCAACCAGCAACCCAAAGCACGACGTTGACCTGCGGATTACACAGAGCTGGTTCAACTATTCAGAGCAGGGTCAATGGCATCACAAACACGCGCATCCGAATAGCTTTGTGTCTGGTGTGTTTTATCTAAACACTAATCCTGACGATAAGATTTTCTTTTATCGCTCTGGCTGGCAGCAGATTAAGTTCCCGCCGGAAGAATGGAACTTGTACAACTCCGAGAGCTGGTGGTTTGAGGCGATTACCGGAAGATTGATTTTGTTCCCATCGTCGCTAGAGCATAACGTGCCGACGGTTCAGGGTGATGACGTAAGAATAAGTATGTCGTTTAATACATTCCCTGTTGGGGTTGTAGGCGATGAATTGAGTTTGACCGGATTAAAACTGGAGGCTTAAAGTGGCTCACTTTGCTGAAATTGACGCTAATAACGTAGTTTTAAGAGTTATCGTGATTGATAACAAAGACACATCAGACGCTAATGGTGTCGAAAAGGAACATATTGGTGCTGCTTTCTGTGAGCGTCTATTTGGTGGTACTTGGAAGCAGACCAGTTATAACGGAAATATGCGAAAGCACTACGCAGGTGTTGGTTATGCCTATAACTCTGTACGAGATGCGTTTATCCCACCGCAGCCGTATCCTAGTTGGACGTTAGACGATGATGCCAACTGGCAACCACCTGTAGCAATGCCGACAGATGGCAAGATGTATTCATGGGATGAAGCAACTCAACAATGGGTGGCTAATGACGCCTGAATTGCAAAAATACTACGAAGACAGGTTCTCTATGATGGCCACATCTGGCTGGGCCGACCTGTTGGAAGACGTTGACAAGATCATATCGACGTTGCAGGATATTTCTACCATTGACGGCGAGAAAGACTTACAATTTAAGAAAGGCGAATTGTCTATCTTGACTTGGCTGAGAAACCTTAAATCGGTCAGCGAACAAGCATATGAGGACTTAAATGCGCAGGATGTATGAATTTCTCTGCGAAAGCGGCGAATTAATTGAAAGATTGGCAACTTTTGAGCAGCAAGTAGTTAGTTGCAAGTGTGGCAAGTCAGCCCGCCGCACGATTTCTGCTCCGCACTTCAACCTTGAAGGGTGGTCTGGTCATTTTCCGACGGCGTATCATCAATTTGACCGGAAACACCGTGAAAAGTTAGAATCGGAGCGCAAAGCGAACGGATAAGCATTTTTGCCCCGTTCATGTTTAATCCTGGGAACCAAAAGATGGCAGGAAAAGGAACCACGACATGTTGATTGACAATGAACCCGAGATGCCTAGCGAGTTAGAGGCAGAGGAAGCGAAACTACCCGACGCAGTAGCGGAGTCTAAGCCGGAATTACCGGATCGGTACCGAAATAAGTCGCTTGAGGACATCGTAAAGATGCATCAAGAGGCCGAAAAGGTCATCGGAAGACAGGCGCAAGAAGTCGGGGAAGTGCGGAAACTGGCCGACGAGCTGATCAAGCAAAACCTTGGGGCACGGCAAGCGACTGTTGAAAAAGAAGAGCCGGAAGTAGACTTCTTTGAAGACCCTAAAACGG